TGCGTGCGTACAGGGGAAAGCGCAAAGACAACGGCGAGTGGGTATATGGTTGGTGTTGTTTCAATTCCATTATGAAAAGCGCATGGATTATTGACCTGGAGGAAGGATGCAGCCATGCGTATGAAGTTGTCCCGGACACAGTCGGGCAGGACACGGGACTGACTGACAAGAACGGCAAACACATTTTCGAGGGCGACATTGTGAATGCCGTTTATCAATCAGGCTATGCCGGTATTGAAAATACGGATTTCGGGAACGGCATTGTGCTGTATTTTGACTCTTATTACGGCGGTGCTTCATATCACATTGACATGATCGGCGAATTGGGATACAGAGTATTTTCTGCAGGACTGCAAGACGGAGTGACAGTGCTTGGCAACATCTTTGACAATCCGGAACTCACAGAAAAAAGCTGCTGAGAAGCGGGCACTTCTCAACAGCACACATCAGGACGTTCCCCGAGGGGAACAAGAACAATATAACAGAAAGGACTGAAAAAGTCAAATGAGTGGAAATACAGTGAAGATCAACACGTTGGAAATGGAGAACGTGAAAAGGATCAAGGCGGTGCAGCTGGTGCCGGGGGAAAATGGCTTGACCGTGATCGGCGGTAACAACGGCCAGGGCAAGACGAGCGTGCTTGATTCCATTGCATGGGCCCTGGGCGGTGACAGATTCCGTCCCGGTACGGCACAGCGAGAGGGTGCGGACACACCGCCGAGCCTGCGGCTGACCCTTTCAAACGGCCTTGTGGTGGAGCGCAAGGGCAAGAACAGCGATCTGAAGGTGACAGACCCCAACGGGCAGAAGTACGGCCAGGCGTTGCTTGATTCCTTTATATCCGTATTCGCACTGGATGTACCGCGGTTCATGAACGCTTCGGGCAAGGAAAAGGCGAACATTCTGCTGCAGATCATCGGTGTGGGCGAGCAACTGCAGGAGCTCGAACGCAAGGAAAAGGCCTTGTATGACGAGCGCACCATGATCGGCCGTGAGGCACAGCAGAAGAAGCACTATGCAGAGCAGCTGCCGCTGTTTGCGGACGTGCCCGACAAGGTGATCAGCGTTTCTCAGCTGATTGAACGGCAGAAAGAGATCCTTGCAAAGAACGGTGAAATCGCACGCAAACGACAGAACCTGCAGGCACTCAAAGACCGTGAAGCCCTGCTCGACAGAGAGATCGCAGGTGTGCAGGAACGGCTTACATTCTTGCAGGAACAGCTGAAGCAGGTGCGTGAAGATATTCTGATCGCTTCTGTGGACGAGGGCACGTGGGTGGATTTCCCGACCGATGAGATCGAACGGGACATTGCCAACATTGAGCAGACCAACGAGAAGATCCGCAGCAACCTCAACCGCCAATTTGCCCTTGAGGATGCAGGAGAAGCCGAGCAGAGATATGCAGACAAGTCGGCAGAGATTGAGGCGGTGCGCAAAGAAAAACGGGATCTGCTTCTGGGTGCGGATCTGCCGCTTGCGGGGCTGACGGTGGAAAACGGTGAGCTGTTGTTCAACGGTCATCCCTGGGACTGCATGAGCAGCTCCGAGCAGCTGCGGGTTGCCACGGCGATCGTGCGAAAGCTGAATCCCGCCTGCGGCTTTGTACTGCTTGACAAGTTGGAGCAGCTGGATCTTGACACCCTTGCACAGTTCGGTGCATGGCTCGAACAAGAAGGTCTGCAGGCGATTGCAACAAGGGTTTCCACCGGGGATGAGTGCTCGGTGATCATCGAGGACGGAGTCAGCCGCCATGTGAATGAAGAAAACCAATTTGACGGATGGGGGGCGTTGTTGAATGTTTGAGATCTCGCAAGGAATACAGAACACGGCACAGAGGGTTGTGATTTACGGTGTGGAAGGCATCGGCAAGAGTTTGTTTGCGGCGAAATTTCCGCAGCCTGTTTTTATTGACACGGAAGGAAGCACAGGCGAATACCATCTGCGCAGACTGAAACGACCGACAAGCTGGAATATGCTGTTTGATGAGGTGCGATATGTAATCAAGATGCACATTGTGAACAATTACGGCACACTTGTCATTGACACGCTTGACTGGGCGGAGCTGCTTGCGGTGCAGTATCTGTGTGATGTGTATTCAAAAAAAGGTCTTGAGGACTTCGGCTACGGAAACGGTTATACATACCTGAAAGAAGAATTCTCAAGATTGCTGAATCTGCTTGAAGAAGTGATCGACTGCGGTGTTCATGTGGTGTTGACGGCCCACGCACAGCTTCGCAAATACGAAGAACCGGGTGAAATGGGAGCCTATGACCGTTGGGAGCTCAAACTCGGTAAGAAAACCACCAATCAGGTTGCACCGCTTGTGAAAGAATGGTGTGATATGCTGCTGTTTTTTAACTACAAAACAATCGTTATTGCCAAAGATGATAAGGGCAAAAAGTTCACAGCCACGGGCGGCCAAAAAAGAATGATGTATTGCACCCACACCGCCTTGTGGGATGCAAAGAACCGACACGGTCTGCCTGATGAGGCGGAAATGGATTACAGGGTGATCATGCCGTACATCCTTGAGAAAAAGGATCTCGGGGTCGGCGGTATGGATGTGCTGGCGAACAACACCGTGCAGGCGGCAACACAAGTATATGCACCTGCACCGCCACCGCAAGCAATACCGCAACCGATGCCGACACCTGCACCGCAGCCGAATCTGTTGGACATGGCAGAGGATGCACCAACGGCAAGTGCGATCCCGAAGGCACTGGCGGATCTGATGCAGGCAGACGGCATCACGGAACAGCAGGTGTGTAATGCTGTCGCCAAAAGAGGCTTCTTCCCGGCAGGAACACCGATTGCAAACTACGGCGAACAGTTCATAAACGGCATGCTCATTGCACAGTGGCCGACGGTGAAGGCCATTATTACAAAATTCGGATTATAAGAAAAAATCTTACGATTTATCAACCCCCCGTCCCCCAATCTTGGGGGCGAAAAGGTGTTTCTTGTTCAATAAGCTTGCGTCATTCAATGAGCCGCAGGCGAATTATAAGCTAAATTGCTCACAACGCGAGCAATTTCCTATATAATAAAAAAATTATCAGGAGGTATTTTTATGATGAACGCAAACACAAACAACAACGGCAGAGAGCTGTCCTGGGACAGCCTGATCGAAAAGGAATCGGAGTTTACACTTCTTGACGAGGGTGACTACCCGTTCAGGGTGGAGAGCTTCACAAGAGGAAGACACGGCGGTTCGGCAAAATTGCCCGCGTGCCCGAAGGCAATTCTCAAGATTGCTGTTCTTGACCCGAGCACGCAGAAAACCCTGACCACGATCGAACATAATCTGTTTTTACATTCTTCGGTTGAGGGACTGCTCAGCAGCTTCTTCATTGCCGTGGGGCTGAAAAAGCACGGCGAGCCGACAAAGATGAATTTTGAAGGTGCGGTCGGGAGAACGGGCATGTGCCATGTGTATGTTGACAAATGGAAAGGCACCGACGGCAAGGACAAACAGAGCAACAAGATCAAGTATTTTCTTGATCGCAAGGACGATCCGACACAGCCTGCGCAGGCGGCATACCAACAGCCTGTACCGCAAACATACAGCCGGCCTGTGCAAGGTGCACCGCAGTATGCACAGGGCACGGGACAGAGTGCACCGCAGTATGTTCAGCCCAATATGCCGAACACACCGACTCAGACAGGGGTGCCGCAGGGCTGGGGCAACCTTCCGTTTGTTGAATAAGGTGTTGTTATGTTACGACCCTATCAGGAAGAAGCGAAGACGGCGGTGTTCAGGGAGTGGGAAACGTATGACAAGACCCTGCTTGTGCTTCCCACCGGCTGCGGCAAGACCGTCGTGTTTGCAAGCATTGCAGAGGAACTTGTGCGGCAGGGGAAAAGGGTGCTGATTCTTGCGCACCGCGGGGAGCTGCTTGAGCAGGCCGCCGACAAAATAAAGGCTTTCACGGGGTTGGGTTGTTCGGTCGAAAAGGCGGAGCAGACCAGTCTCGGAGAATGGTACAGAATTACGGTAGGCAGTGTGCAGAGCATGTTGCAGGACAAGCGGCTCGGACGGTTCCGCAAAGACCATTTTGACAATGTGATCGTGGATGAAGCACACCATGCGATCACGGACGGCTACAAGAAGGTGCTTTCTCATTTTGAGAATGCCAAGGTGTTGGGGGTCACGGCGACCCCCGACCGTGGCGACATGAAAAACCTCGGCACGGTGTTTGATTCGCTCGCCTATGAATACACCCTGCCGCAGGCGATCAAAGACGGCTATCTCGTGCCGATCAAGGCATTGACGGTGCCGTTGCGGCTGGATCTGACGGACGTCGGCACACAGGCAGGCGACTACAAGGCCGGGGATGTGGACAATGCACTCGACCCGTACCTCGAGCAGATTGCCGAAGAAATGAAAAGAACGGTGTCGGACAGAAAAACGGTGGTGTTCTTGCCGCTGATCAGGACCGCACAGAAGTTCTGTGAGATCTTACGAAAACACGGATTTCGGGCGGCAGAGATCAACGGCACGAGCGAAGACCGAAAAGAGATCCTGCAAAGGTTCGCGGACGGCGAAATTGACGTGCTGTGTAATGCCATGCTGTTGACAGAGGGCTGGGACTGCCCGTCGGTAGACTGCGTGGTTGTGCTGCGGCCGACCAAGGTCAGAGCCTTGTATGCGCAGATGATCGGCAGAGGGACAAGGCTTTGTGATGGCAAAAAGGATCTGCTGCTGTTGGATTTTCTGTGGCACACTCGACGGCATGAGCTGTGCAGACCTGCCTGCCTGATCGCAGGTGAAGAAGACGTCGCCGAGCGCATGACGAAAAACATGGAAGAAGCGGCAGGGGTGGCTTTCGACCTGCAGGAAGCACAGCAGACAGCCTGCACCGATGTGGTCAAAGACCGTGAAAATGCCCTTGCCGAAGAACTCAGACGGCAAAGGCAGAAAAAGCGGGAGCTGGTGGATCCGTTGCAGTATGCAATGAGTGTCGCAGCGACGGATTTTACAAGCTATGTGCCGTCGTTTCCGTGGGAAATGCAGGCTATGGAAGACAAGACCCGAAAGAATCTTGAAAAATTGGGTATTTTTACGGATGAAATCGCTTGCGAAGGGCAGGCAAGGAAAATACTTGACCTTGCAGAAAAGCGCAGGGAGGGCGGTTTTTCGAGTGCAAAACAGATCCGCTTTTTAGAGGGACACGGCTTTCGGAATGTCGGGCAGTGGTCGCAGACGGATGCCAAAAAGATGATCTACCGCATCAAGGCAAGCGGATGGAAGGTGCCGCACGGGATCGTGCCTGAAGAGTATGTGCCGTAAGGGAGGGTTGATTTTTGCAATATGAAAAAACAGATTTAACCGAACTGCTGGACTACATCGACCCTGTCGTATGCTCCTATCAGGAATGGCTGACGGTCGGGATGGCACTCAAATTTGAGGGCTATGACCTGAGCGTATGGGACGATTGGTCAAGACGGGATCCTGCCCGATACCATGACGGGAACTGCCGCAACAAGTGGCTGGGCTTCAACGGCTCACAGACTCCCGTAACAGCCGGCACGGTGGTTAATCTTGCCAAGGAACACGGCTGGAGTCCTGCAAGGGGCGGAAAAGAGCTTTCGTGGGACAGCCTGATCGGTGAAAAGAAGATCATTGACACGGCATGGATTGAGGGCACGGAGATTCACATTCCCGACGAATGGCAGCCCGGAGAGCAGTGCCGACAGCTGATTACCTATCTGCAGACCTTGTTCGATACAACGGAAAACGTCGGATATGCGGTTGAATGCTGGGAGCAGGAAGACAGGCTGATGCCGAAAAAGGGTTGCTTCGACCGCACCGCCGGGCAGATCATTGAGGAACTCAGCCGTTGCGACGGTGACATCGGCAGCGTGATCGGCGACACGAACAGAAAAGCGGGTGCATGGATCCGTTTCAATCCCTTGGACGGCAACGGGGTCAAGGACATCAATGTGACGGACTACCGTTTTGCCTTGGTGGAATGCGACGATCTGGCACTTGACAAACAGAATGCCGTGATCCGAGAGCTGGAGCTGCCTGTGGCCGCTTTGGTGTACAGTGGTAAAAAGAGCCTGCATGCCATTGTGCGCATTGAAGCGGCAGACAAAACGGAATACAAAAAACGGGTGGATTTTCTGTATAACGTATGCCGGAAAAACGGGCTGAAGATCGACACGCAGAACAAGAACCCGTCG